GCTGACGAAAAGAATCGCGCAATGAGTTACTTTGGGGAAAAGGGAACCATTAAAGGTTATGCCTTTAGGCCATACACCGCGAACGACTTTCTTACTTCGGATCAACTTAAAAGAATTGATGCGGGTGAAAGCATTGAATCGATTCTTGGTGAAGAGCCAGCGCAAAAACCAAAGCCGAAACCTGCTGGCGGCGCGCCTGCTGAAAAAAAACCTAAACAAAAGCGAATTGTTAAGAGGCCAAAGAAACTCCCAAGCGGTCGCGTTGTAGAGGTTGAAGAAGAGGTTGAGGACTAAAATGCCTACCTACACGATTGCCGGAAAGAAAGTTACTTCTGCTGAGCCTCTGACTGATGAGGAACTGGAATCGTTGTATGACGAATTTTCGGGTGTTAAACCCGCTGCCAAACCTGCTGCACCTGCTGCCAAGCCGGGGTTTGCTGAACGTCCCGTAATGATGCGACCTGATGAGTACGGTGAGCGTTTTGGTGCTGAGCCGGAAGTGGGGCCGTCTATTCGCGAAGTTAAAGAGAAAGGCACTTCGGTTGGCCTCGGCGTTCCGGGCGGTTTGCTGGATATTTTTACCGGCATTCTGGGGCTGGGCGGTGAGTCCAAGGCCACGCAAGAGCTTCGCGAGATGGAGAAAAAGCTTGCCGCTCGCGCTCCGTCTGAAGCCGGATATCAAGCCGGTAAAGTTATCCCACAGGTCGTTCCGGCGCTGACGACCGCTAAGGCTGTCTCCAAGATTCCGGTGGCAAGCCGGGCGGCTCAGGCTGCTTTGCAGGCTGCGGGGCAGGCTGGTCAAGCGGCTGTAGTAACTCCTTCAGCGGTTGAGGGAGAAGAAGATCGCGGCATGTTTGGACTTGGGCCTCGCGCGACAGCAGCGGTTCTTGAAGGCACTCTGGGTCTTGCTGGTGAAGCAGCAGGCCCCGTGTTGCGCGGTGTAGTCAGTGCTCCGGGTAAAGCGGCCGACTTTGCGCGTTCTGTTCGCGAAAGCATGGCTGGTCGAATTCGTGGCGTGCCTACAACTCCGGTCACGGAAGAAGAGAAGGCTGCGCTGGCGATCTCCAAGGGTCGTGATGTAACTCCGGATGAGACCGATCTTGCCACCGCTGAAAGAGCTGCGGCTGAGCGGCGTGCTGAATTGGATCGCATCAAAATCGCCGAGGGCGAAGCTGGTGTGATTCGCGAGCGACAGCGTCAGGCTTTACTTGCGCAAAAGAAAGCAGCGAAAGAAGCCGAAATCAAGGCGCTTGAAACTGTTGAGTTAACACCTACTCGCGGCAAACAGGAGCTTGGAAAGCGTCTGCGTGATGTGGTGACTTCTGCTCGTAAAAAGTATTTGGATGCTCGTGAGCAGGCCATTGGTAAGTACGAGTCTGGCGATGAAGTGCCAGTTTTTACCGCAGCCAAAGAGATGGAAGCTGCTGGCGAGTTTATCAGCAGGACTGATGAATTTAAGAATCTTGTTAAGTTCTTGCGCGAGCGCGGTGTTGGCCGGGTTGGCAAGTCAGAGCTTGACCGCGAGGAAATCAAAGCTTTTAAAAACGTACTGCGGGATGTAACTCCTAAGCAGCGCGTAATTGAGGAAGTGGTAGATGAAGCGGGTAATGTCACTAAGCGCCGTGTCAGCGAGCCTGTAGACATTACGTTTGAAAAACTCGTCAAGCTTCGTCGCCGTATTGCAGCAGGCGATCCGGGCGTTGCTGAGACAGGCTTCAAGGCAATCACTGGAGACACCCGAGACAAACTCCTTGAGAAAATTGATGGCGTTCTTGATGACTTTTCTCCCGGCTACTTGGACTACAAAAAGGCTTATGCCGAAGCCTCGGAGCCACTTGATTTCTTGAAGGTCAACTCGGTTGGTAAAAAAGCCGCGACGTTCCAGAAATTTAGCCAAGAAGAGTTTCAGGCTAACCCTGAAGCTGTGCTCGACGCGCTGCTTAACAATCCGAGCAAGACTAACGCTGACAATCTGTTGAAGTTTGTTGGCAACGAAAACAAGGACGAAATCGAGCAGGTTGTTCTTGAGGCTTTGGTCAACAAAGCTGGTGGTAAGTCCGCTGGCTACACCAAAGTACTTGAGAAGTACGATGACTTCTTAGAAGCCTTCCCGACCGCAAAGGCTCGCTTGCAGGAAGAAGCCGGGGCTTTTGAAAAGGCTACTGGCCCTGCGCGTGCCGAGTTTGAGAAAGCAACCGCTGGCCTTGAAGGAATCAAGCTTGCCAAGGCAGATGCAAGAAACTTAGAACGTATTGCTAGAGCTGAGTTTAATAAAGCCGATGCCGTTCGAGTTGCTGCTAATGAACGCGTTAAAGCACTGAATCAGCTCGATGAAGACACGCTGATCGCCGTAAGCGAGGCCGCAAACAAGATTCCGCTTGGAACTTCGTTGGGCCTTGCTCAGGCCACTGCCTTGGCCGCAATGGCTGGCGGCGCTGGGGCTTTGATGAATGATTCTCCGGTGCTTGGAATACTTGGCATCGCTGCGGGCGGGTTGGGCCGAAAAGTTGCCAAAAACGCTTTTGCTAAGAAGCGCAAAGAAGTCTCAGACCGTATTGAAGAGCAACTTCGCAAGATCATAACGGATCGTTCCGGCGGACGCGCAGCATCTATTCAGACTCGTATTGATAACGAAGCTGGAATCATGGATGCCCAACGCCTTGCCAATCAGGCACTGCGAAATCTTGGAATCAAGCCGGGCACTGGCGCTGTAACCGCAAATGTTCTTTACAAAGCTTTTGCGACTGATAAGGATGCCGGTTCTGAAAGCGTAGAGCCTTCTCAGGCTGAAGGAGAAGAGGGCGTTGTTGAAAGTGAGAGTGGTGAGCCAGAATCTGCGGTTGATGGCGAATCTTACAATCTTGACTCCATCATTTCTCAGCGTGGCGCAGAGGATCTTGCTCCGATCATTAAGTCGATCTATGAGCAGGAGTCGTCTTCCGGTCAAGCCAAAAACCTTGACAGGGAGAACTACGCTGGGGCCAAAGGTCCGATGCAGGTTATCCGCACGACTTTTGACAACATGAAAGATGCGGGCATGCTGCCCGAAGACTACAGCTTTGACAATCAATCGCATCTGGCCGAAGCCGGTGTGGTTCTAATTCAAGACCTCGCCAAGCGTTACGGTAATGATCCTGCAAAGATTGCAGCGGCATACTATGGCGGTCCGAAAGCAGTCACTGCTAGCGGTATTCGTCGAGATCAGCGAGACTTGAAAAACCCAAAAGCCCCGACTGTAGGTCAGTATGCCGATCAGGTATTGGCGCGCTTGATGCCGACGGCAGAGGCAAAGGGCATGGCTGAAGGCGGCGCAGTTGATGCTGAGCGGCAGCGCGTCATAAGCGAGATACGCAAAACACCGTGGTTTAGCAACTTTGTTCGCAGGCATGGCGAAGAACCGGATCTGTCTGAGAACGCCAATTACGATTATTTTACGGCGTGGATTTCTGGAGCGAGACCAGACAAAACAGATCATTGGCCTTCTTACACGGCTAACGGGAAAATTTTAAAGAAAGAAGGTCACCCGACGCTCTGGAAGACTCGCTTCATGGATGCGACCGGAATTGATCCGGATTCTCTTGGCATCAAAAACGAGCAAGAGGGACAGGCTTACATCCAACGGCAGCGCGTAAAGAAAGCTCGTGGCGGCTCTATCTACACCCCTGCTGAAGAAGTCTTGCTAAGGCGATACGCTAGCAGGTAGAGTCAACCCTATGAAAAAGAAGGACAAGTACACCCCGGTCCAGATAGAGGACGGCAAGTGGTACCGGGTCCGGGGTTATACGCATACCGAGTGTTGCGACTGTGCGTTAGTGCACAAAGAAGAGTTTCGACTTTCTGACGGCCATCTGGAATGGCGGGCTATTCGTGATGACAAGGCCACCCAGAAGCGCCGTAAGGAACTTGGAATACAGGTGAATCGTGGCTCAGAAACTGACGGATGAAGAATTTCGGTTTGTATGGGAAGCGTGTAAAGGAGAAGCCAAAAAAGTCGCAGAACGCTCAGGACTCACGCTCAGACAGGTGTACAACCGGCGTCGATTCCTAGAGGGTAAATACTCCATCAGACTGAGAGCTAAATTTAGGCCCGCTGGTAATTACAACAACAGCAAGAAAATTAAAATAGCGGAGCGGTTGGATGAGCTGGCCGAGACAAGAGAACGGCGCTACGAGAAAGAAATTGGCATCAACGTCAAGAACGGCGTGGTGCTGATTGGGTCTGATGCGCACTATTGGCCTCAGATCGTCAGCCAAGCGCACGAAGCCTTATGCCGGTTAGCCAAACAGCTTAGTCCGGCTTTGATCATATTGAACGGCGATGTGCTGGACGGCTCGCGGATCAGTCGTCATCCAAGAAACATGTGGGAAAAGCAGCCTTCGCTTAAAGACGAACTGGCAGCGGTGCAGGACCGTTGTGCTGAGTTGGAGCGGGCTGCGCCCAAGGCTGCGCTGATACGAACCATTGGTAACCACGATGCTCGCTTTGAGCGGTACTTGTGCGAGAACGCGCCAGAGCTGGAAGAGTTAAGCGGGTCTACTTTGCTGGACTATTTGCCGCGCTGGAGAGCCGGGTGGGCCGTTCATATCAATGCCAAGACAGAGGGCTGGACTGTTGTTCGGCATCGGCCTGTAACCGGCGGCATCCACTCGGCCTATAACAGCGTGCTGAAGTCCGGCGTGAACTACGTGCATGGTCACTTGCACAAGCTGGAGCACAAGCCATGGGGCGATTACCGTGGCCGTCACTGGGGCATCGACTGTGGCACGCTGGCTGATCCCAAGGGGCCGCAGTTTGACTATACGGAAGCAGGGCCGCTCAATTGGGGCAGCGGGTTTTATGTATTGACCTACAAGGACAGTTGTTTGCTGCCGCCGGAGCCATGCATCATTGAACGCGGCAGAGCGTGGTTCCGCAGCCAAGAAGTCTAGGGGAACCTAATACCCTCAATGTCTGCCTTCTTGCTCTGAAGCGATTCCACGTAAGCCGTGACGATAGCTTCGATGAACTCATCAAACTGGTCAGGCGTGAACTCGGTAAAGTTGTAGCAACCGATCGTTTCGATAAAGTGTCCAGCGGCTACGGCAGCGTCATTCAGCGCCAGTGTCTCATTGGGTGATTTGTCGATCATATAGTCATCCATGCACTGCATTGAGCAGAAGCGTGCTTTAGGAAGCCTCCTGCCTTGTGGTGGGATATACAAGAACCCCCGAGCCTCCCGCGAGCACATCGGACACAAACCGAAACTCCGTAATTTCCGTGTACTTGCCGTTCTTGCGGACGCGGATTTCGACGGGCTTGCGGATCGAATCTGATTTGGCGATGGCATCGGTAACACTACTCGGTAAGATTCCGGGGCCGGTCATGCGTCTCTGCCACCACTTCATGGCCTTTTCACGCGGGTAGCCCTTGTGGTCGAAGCATACCCATTCGCTGTATGTAGCCAATCCGCAGCGGTACTCCACGCGCATAGAATCGGGACTGCCTGCTTTCTTGTGTTGCCTGTACGCAACAGCGTTGACTTTAAGCCACTCAGCGGGCGCGTTCATGCTCATCACCGGCAGCGTCGTAGCCGTCTGGTCAATTGCGAGCGGAGCCGGTGGCCACTTATAGCCACAGTCGGGGCATTCAGACGTTCCCGCAAAGACGATGCTCTGGCACTTGGGGCACGTTTTAGTCGGCGCTACGCCTTCTCCGTCAGTGTGGCGAGGCTTCTTGGGGTTGACCCGATCTACGGGGCCGTGCCGAGCAATGTTGCCCGCAAAGTCGAGCACCAGACAGTCATCCTTGCCGGGATGGTTACGCATCCCTCGACCCATAATCTGTATATACAAGCCGGTTGATTGAGTCGGGCGCAAGATCGCAAGTAGGTCTACCGCCGGGGCATTGAACCCGGTCGTTAGCACGCCCATAGAGGCAATCGCCCGGATCTTGCCCGCTTTGAAATCGCCAATGATCTTGTCGCGCTCAGCGCGGGCGGTCTCACCAAAGATGGTGGCGCAGTCGATGCCCTTGGCCTTAATCAGATCGGCAATGTGGGTCGCATGGGCAACGCCAGAGCAGAAAATCAACCACGACCGGCGATCTTTCCCGTATTCCAGAATCTCCTTGACCGCCGCTTCGTTGATGTCGTCACGGTCTACGGCACGCTCCAACTCACCTTGAATGTACTCGCCACCACGGGTGCCTACGCCCTCGACCCTGAGCCGAGTCTTCGGCTGCTTAGACACCAGCTTGGTGAGGTATCCCTCGCGTACCATGTCAGTGAGCGGAGCATCGTAGGACACGGCATCGAACAGCGCGTCTTTGCCGCTACACAGCACGCCTGAATCCAATCGGTACGGAGTCGCCGTCAGCCCGATTACTCGCAGGTGCGGGTTCATGATTTTCAGATTGCCCAAAAACTTCTGATACATCGTGTTCGTTTTGCGCGGAATCAAATGCGCCTCATCCACGAGCACCAGATCCACCTTTACAAACTTCGATGCCTTGCGATGCACCGACTGTATCCCGCAGAAGACAATCGATGGGTCGTAGTCACGCTTGTTCAAACCAGCCGAGTTGATGCCTGCTTCGGCTTCGGGCCAGAGTGCCTTCAGCTCATCGTAGTTCTGCCGGATCAGCTCACGAACGTGCGTGACGATCAGGATCTTTGTGTCTGGCCACTGCTGCAAAATCTGGCGGCAGAACTCCGCGATGACGACGCTCTTCCCGGTTCCGGTCGGCAGCACAATCAGCGGATTGCCGTCGTTCTCTGCCATATAACGCAGCGTCGATTCAATCGATTCAGTTTGATACGGGCGTAGTGTAATCATGAATTCAGTTCTGGTTTAGGTAAGTGAGTGATAATTTTTATGGCAATAGATCTGATCTTCAAAAGCTCAGTCATGTTTTCTGACATCACCATTGAATAGCCGTACAGATCCAAGCTCTTCAGCACCACAATCATGTCGTCATCTGTCAGGATAAACTCTGCAACGACGTTCTCTTCTACTTCGCTTTGTTCATCCATATCGTTCCATCCCCAAGCTTGTACTCGACCCAGTTAGGCCCCGAGTTTACCTGCTCGCCGGGAATCAAGTCAGGAACGAAAAGATGACTCGCGCAGCCTTTCTCTTGAGCTTGTATGTCTAGATCCTTGTCATGCAACTCGCACTTCCATCCGCCTGTCTGAAGCGGCGTGCTGTGCAGACAAGTGCGACAGGATTTGTTACGTGGCATGTCTTGTTCATGGCACATGCTATGAAACGTGCAGTACTTGCACTCGTGCCACGCAGGGTCGCGTGAGATCTTCATCGGCGGGTACGTTGAAAAAATTACTCGACGCGCACGCTCAATATACTTCTCTGCTTCGCCCTGATCGTACTCGGTTATAACACTTGTTAAATCGCGCACTCCCGGCGAACCAGCAGTCAAGTAATGCTTCGTCGCTCCGAAGAAGTGCATGTAAATCTGGGCCTGCGCGTAATACACAATGTCCCAGCTTTTGAGCGCAACGCTCTGATCTGCGTCAACCAGCTTCTGTAACTTCTTAAACTTCTGCTCGTTAATGATCTTGCATTCCCACACGTACAGCGTGGTCGGGTCTTGCAGCAATCCCATTAGGAGACCGTCGCAGTTACCGCGAAAGTGACCGCCTAACGCTTCAAATGAATGTTGAACACCGGGTTCCTTTTCCGTGGAAAGGTCGATTCCGGGCACTGCCCGCAACAAAACTGCAACTACCTGTTCGCCCCGGTGTCCATCATTAATTCTGCGCAAGCCAGCAGCTTCGATAAAACCGCGCTTGACCCAGCGAAAACTTAACCACAATTTGCGGTCGCAAACATCGCCAATAGCCGATGCCCCAAGATACCCCCTGACTCGGGCTTCCTGAGTGCTTTCCAGCACGTTATCAACGGCGCGTAATGTTAAATCCTGAAACTCTGGAATCTTGACCATAACCCCTCCGAAGAGAGGGCGCGACACGCGGGGGAGCAGGTGGTGGGTGGGGATGCCGCTCTCTCGAATGCCGCGCCCTCAACTGTTACTTCTTATGACGCTCCCACGGCTTCGGGGCACCGCCCGTCGCATTAGCCGAAGCTTGCGGAGCAACAGCCGCTCCCTGCGTCACAGAACCTTCGGCAGGCAAGTACTTCGCTTGAGCCTCAAGACTGCCCTGCTTGTTTTCCTTGTGCTTGATTACAACGCGCAGCGGCTTGAAGTGCAACTGCTCAGAATCGGACGGCGGAAGCGCCATGCCGAGCGCGGTGTAGATCGCGTGGAACTGCCGCTGAGCAATGCTCTGGGCCTGCTCGTTGGTGTTCTTGAGGTTCAATCGGTCCCAAAACTTGCGGCCCGGAGCACAAGGTCCGCTCAGGACATCGAACTCCAACTGCAAATACCAGCCGCTGCCGGACTTGGTGTCGCGGCGCTCCGACTTGATGATCTGCATCGTGTACTCGCCAACCGGCAGAATCTCCGGGGCAGCGGGCTGAATGTTTTGGAAATCGTTTGTATTCAGGTCAAGCTTAGCCATTGTCTTACTCTCCGATGATGTTGTTCATTGCGGTGCCGAGCGAGTCGGCAAACTTCTGATAGTCGAGCGGCAGCATGTCAGGCAGCGGCCAGCGTGATTTCGCCTGCCAGCCCGGACGCTCCTGCGTGTACAGCACGCGGTTTCCGCTACCCACGGCGCGAGTGACTTTTTGATTAAACCCAACGTCGCTCTTCACAGTCGAGTACTGCTGGTTCGCAAACATCAGGATGTCGCACCATTCGCTGATGAGACTCGCGCTACCGTGATGCAGATCCAACTGGTAGCGGTCATACGGGTCCGCAAGAGGGTCGTCAAACCGCTTAACCTGCGTGTGCGCGAGCATAATCACCTGCATACTCTTGGTGTTGCGCAGGTGGTCAAACCCGTCGAGGATCTGCCGCCAGTACTCCGTCGCAGCCTTGTAGCCACGCCCGTAGCCAATGGCGTCGATGGTCGCGACGTTGTTGTCCTTGGCCACGCGCTTATGAACAAGTTGCTCCGCCCAGTCAGCCGAGTCGAGCACCACGGTATTGAACTCGTGATCCTCTGCGGCCAGCGAGCCGATAGCATCCATCATGTCGTCGAACGACTGACACACCGGAAATGCCGTGACGTTGATGGCGTCGAGGCCCTCCTCAGTTTGGATGAACACCGGATTTGGTGCCTGCGCGGCAAAGGTAGATTTGCCGATGCCGTGTGTGCCGTACACCACAATGCGTGGCGGGCGAGCAACACCGGTCTTTCTCAGATTTTTTAATGAAATAGCCATGTGCTATCAAGCTCCTTTGATGATGGTTACGTTGGTCTTAGCGGGTTTAACGGTCAGGGCCTTGGCGAGCAACTTGTAGATTTGCGGCTCGTTGTTGGCCAAATACTTCACGCCGGTATCGTCAAGCTCGCGCTTCACTTTGACAGGCTGGAGCGACTCAGGAATCTTGGCCGCGATCGACTCGTCGTACATGTCCCAGTCAATCTTGCGGATGAGCTTCCCCGTGATGGTGATCTTGTAATCACCGACCGCGTGGGTCTGAGCGCCTTCTTCTTTTGCGCCAAGCAGCGCAATCAGTTCTTCTTCCAGCGCGACTCGCTGCTCGGCAGCTTCCTTCTCGGCAGCGCGGGCAGCGAAGAGGTCGTTAGCAATTTCAATTTCAGTTCGCATGTTTCAGTCCTCGTTCAGGGTTTGTGTTTGTCAACGGGAAGAGAGATTACTCCCCCTTGTGACGGATTGCAAGGGGTGGCATGATGTCACCGTGGGCAGGAGGAAAAATGACCCTTGTTGAATGGATCGAATCGAAAAACTTGACACACGAGGACTTCGGGCGTATGTGCGGC